CTTCTCGATGGCCTCCTTTGCCTGCTCGTATAGTTTCGCTTTATCGTAGGCCATCATCTGAACTTTTGAGCGCAGGGGTGGAATCGAACCCCTCTTCTTGACTGGATGCCAAGTGTGCTACCGGTAACACTTCCTGCGCCTGTTGCCTTCTCTCTTGCAAAGATACCTTTTTCCCTTTGTACATCCCCGCTCCGAGTTCATCTATTTTGCTGAAGGGGAGAATGGGGACTGTTATCTTGCACGTCTTGTCTATTAGGTAGATGTAACGCAATTGATACCCACTTAATTTTTCTGCCGTTTCTGGTATTGCTGCCTTACCGTTATTTTTCAATATGGCATTACCTTTTGTAAATGTAACACTTGCCCTTATTTCCCCGTTTTCAAGTTTAATTATACCGTTATTTTTTTGAATATTTGTCAAATAAAAGCCACTTGCTCGGTATATCGTACCATCTCCACATTGTGTACCATCCGAAAAACTTAAAACCCATTTAATATGTGGCGCGTGTTTTTTCATTAATTTGATCGAAATTGATATGCATCGACTTTCAGAATTTTTGGGTAAATAATCATCAAACGCCATTCGGTTTAATTCTACCATTTCATTCCAATTTGTGCCATTTACTAAATGCAAAACTTTATCTTTCCTAAATGGGCTACCATAACTCATCACCCCGTGCATCTTTCCGTCCAAAAAAGCTCCAAAATGCAAGGAACTATTTGCAACCACCTTCCCCGAGTAGTGGTGTTTCTTCACAAACTCATTGGCAATCTTCGCGGGGATGACCTTAACGATTATATCCTTTGCCCTGCCCATGCTGCCACAATCAAATAAAGCGCGTTGCCGTTGCTGTTCTCGTTCCCCATCGTTTCGGCATACTTGTATTCATCCGTCCCCTTCATGTCCGCAATAGCGTTCTTTATCACCTCCGCTTGCTCGTCCGCAAGGGTAAATGTCATTTGCTGAAACGGCTCTTTGTCACCGCTTGGCAAACTGAAGTCTTCCCCTAGCTTGTCGGCATCTAAATCAAAGCCAGGAATATCAACGCCCCATCCTTCCAAAAGTTCCGCATCCCACTCATTGGCGAGCTGATCCCATTCCCACTCCCCGAAACCTACGTTGTCCTTAATGGTAAACTCCCTGCGCTTGTCCTCTGTCCAATCGTCCGCCATCATAACCCAAGCATCGGGTATTTCCTTCATCCCTAGCTCTTGGATGGCCCGTAAGCGCATATTTCCGCCAAGAGGGTATATTCTCCCGTCTACATCGGTAACGCACACCATAGGGCGTTTCTCCATCATTTCGGGGAACTCCTGCAAAGACTTGACGAGCTTCTTGAATTTCTCGTCTTTGATAACCCTCGGATTGGAGGGGTTGGCTTTTAGCTTGCTGACTTTCATCATTGCCAAAGGTACTAAACAAAAAGGATTGACCCGTCAGGCTCCATGTGGGTGTATACCGCGTTTCCCATGTCAGAACGGAAAGCCTCGAATACTTCCTCCCTGCTGATTGTATGCACTAGGCCCTCTTCCACCTCTTCAATCCCGTCTACCGGTTTTCCAAGCTTGAAGGACCGGTAGACTGAATGGTACGACTTGCCCGCGAACTCGCAGGCCTCTGTCAAATGATGGAAGAGCCTTCTAACTCCGTATTGGTTTTGAGCTTTGTACATGGTCAAATTTGGTTTAAGGTGATTTTGTCGATGAACCAGTTGTTAGATAGCTCATGCCTGTGGATGTGCGGTGATTCTTGCCACTCGCTACTCACTTCTACCTCATCCATCTCGTCTTCTTCCACCATCCCCAACGCTTTCTTCATCGTTGTGGCAGCCCCGATTATGTTCTCGAATTGGTCGCTGATGACGTAGGTGTACTTTGGCTCAGGCATCTCTATACGGTTTTGGTAGTGGGTGCCACGCTACAACGTCAAGGTCATCGCCCTCACATTCGCTGACTATTTCCCCATCCTTTTCGTATATTAAACCGTTTGTTTCCGCCCAACAACTGCCTTCAGGTGTCAAAATAAAGCAGCCTAGTGATGTCCACCCTTTCCCGTTTGTAATCCAAACCGTTTCGAGCGGATTTGGAAGCCTTTCGCTTGACAACACCCAACTCATGCTCTCAGTTCTTTAGCTTTTGACAAATACCACGCGGCTTTATCGAGATCGCGCTCAATCGGTTGGTCGGGCTTGCTTCCCGCTCTCAGCTTGTACTTAAACGCGCACATCTCGCAATGTGCGGCAGCTGTCTCTTTTCCCCAAATAGCGGCCATCATGTCTATGACCTCAATAGAAAACTCTTGGTAGTGGGCTGGGTTAATGTAATCGTAATCGCTCATCGCTTTAGGTTTTATTTGCAGCAAAGATACAAAATAAATCCGATACTATTTGCATCACTTATCAATCATCACCATCGCATTCCCCCTCGCGCACACATAGCTGCGCCTGACGTGCTTATTTCTTTGCAGGTAGTCGTTGATCTTGTCAAACGCCCCTAGCTCTTTCTCGATAACCTTCTCCGCCTCCTGAAGTGTTAAGTAGTCGCGGTCGGGCTTGCCCTTTATGCAAAGTGTGTATCTCATCGTCAAAATGGTAAATCGCCAACGTGGCCGTTATCAAATAGCGGCTCTTCCGGTTCATCGAATACGCTCTTCTGCTTCTCCTGTATGAAGCTGCCGCCCGTGTTGTTTTGGTGGGAATGCTTGAATCTTCCAGAACCTCCCTCCCATTCAAAAGTCGTGGCCATGCCTACCAAGCCCGCCTGATGCCTCATCTTCTTCTTCAGCACATAAACCCTTGTCAAGCCTCCATTCTCAAAATCCCTGTAAACTGTGAGCGCGTTGTGTATCTGATCGGCAAAGTCCCCCGAATACTTGACATCGTAAAGGCCCGGCACTTCGTAGTAGTCGCTCTTGTCTTTCTTCCTCATCTTGGTAGGGTGAGCCACTAGCCACACGCTCACTTGGTGCTGTTGGCAGAATAGGGCAAGATCAGAAAGCACCCCCGCAATACTTGAAAGGTTCCCAACCTCAACGCCCATCTTGTTAAAGGCATCAATCACAAAATGCTCCGTGCCGTACACTTTGACGTGCTCGCTGAATTTCTTCAAAATCCATTCTGCCGTTGGCCTCCCCTCCCCTTTATACTCCAAGTGCCTAACGTGATTCTTCAGCCAATCAATACCCTGAAGGGCTTCCGTTTCCCTCATGTGGCTTTGATATTTCGGGTCGGCTGTCTTGCCCACTACCTTCTCAAGCAAGGTGACAAGGTGATCGCTGGTGCTTCCATGCTCAGGCGTAAAAAACGCCACTTTATGATTGTTGTGAAGGCACATATTCAGGATATACCACTCAAGCCAATTAGACTTACCATGCCCTGGAATGCCTGTTATCAGATTGAACTGCCCGGGCAAAGTGTTAAAGAACTCATCCATGCCCTCTATCCCGCTCATCAAAGGTTTGCGCGGACCGGTCTTTATGTAGTGCAGAATGTCGCTTTGGTAATCCTCAGCGGTAACGCTTCCTTCGACGGGGTACTCTGTGGCCTTGCTTATACTCTTGAGTAGATACCCGCCCTGTAAATCCTCATTTGCATCTTTGCCGATGAAGTTTATCCGCTTGCAGTTGTGCCGGCCGAATCGCTTGAGTAGCTCATGCTCGAGGTCTTTGCCCTTGTCGTCCATGTCCACCGCGATAATCCAATTCTTGATGTGGGATGTATCGCAGTTCTCAAATACCTCGGTGAGGTCGTTGGCTCCATTGGGTACGCTGATGCAGTTCTTTATACCTACTTGCCACATTGAGAGCTTGTCCATTTCGCCCTCAACGATGTAGGCGGTGTCCTCGGTGAGATCATCAATGCCGTAGAATACTTTTCGCGCCCCTTTAATCTGAGTGAAGTGCTTATCTGCGGACCTGTACTTCTTGTTTACTAGCTGCCCTTTGTAAAAGTAGTTGAAGCTGATGCAGTTCATTTCCCGTTGGTGTGCTGGTATGTAGGCGCGTTCCTCGGATATTTTGCACTCTTGCAGGGTTTTCTGATAGATGCCTCGGCTTTCAAACCACTTGACAAGGGCATCACTTAGGGTGGTGTGGTTGTCCCATCCTTGAGGCGGCAGGTTGTATTCTTTGTAAGGGTCGCGGCTTCCTGATCTTCCGCAATGGTGACAAAGGGCTACTCCTTTGTCGTGGTTTACGGCAAGGTCTTTAGCGTTTTGCTTCTTTCGATCGGGTGAGCAGTAGGGGCATACTATCCGTTCTTCTCCTGATGACCTCCGAAAGTTGAGGTCTTTCCAAATGATGCCGCTCATAATCCGCTGGGGTTAATCTTGGGTGGGTTGTAGTAGTCTGCCCTGTGTGTTCGCAGCCTCCGCCAATCGTCTTTGGCCTGCTTTCGTGTAAAGCCCCAACGGTTTATCATGTTGTCGAGCCAATCTTTGGGAGGGTTGTCTTTGCAATGCTCCGAATCTAAATCAAAAGACGCGCTTGGGCATTCTTTAAACCACGAAAGATTGGTCATTTTGTTTTTCCAATTCACCACTTTGTTTCCCATCTTATCAGTCCACCCTCTTTCCTCGTAATAGTTCCAAGCGTTTTCGCAGTCGATGTGATTTTCGTTCTTACCCTTGAGCCTCCAGTATGCTTTCCAATCTTCAAAAGTTGGCCCCGCCCCAGTAGAAGGGGGAAGTTTACTTCCCTCTTCTACATTTACAGTATCAGTTACAGTTACAGTATC